CTCGTATTTAACAATAACTTCTCTCATCTTTGAGACAGAAGATCTACGAAATGTCTTGCACATTCGACCTTGTTTTCATTTATTTCCTATGTTTTTCTTCTGTCTTTTTATTTATTTATTCTTACTTATATTCTCGGTTGGCGGCTGGAAGGAAAAGGAGTAAGAATGGTTATTGTTATTTGGTGGTGTTTCCGAGTTGGGCGCATGTCTTTGTTTCAATTATATTGGGCGAATACCCGGAGTTTGATAGGCTTATGAAGGTGTCTTCTTATCGGGTTTTTCATGCGGACTGGGACAACTATTGTATCACTTCTGTTGATCAGGGGTGGCATGTGATATACGCTCCACACAGCGTAAAAATGCCCGACTTTACTGGTAAAGTCGGGTCCACTTATTTTAACAAGGGGGTCGAATACATCTCAAACACGAATGTTCGAGTACCCAAGACTAATTATAACCGCGTTGGTCACAACGCGGTGAAGATGGCAACCGATGCGAATGCCATCATTGCCACCAAACCAACAAGATCTACTCGTTGGAGGGGGTTAAAGGGGGTGAGTGAGGAAGTGCGCCACACGCACATTGTAAATGACGCAACCAAACGTCAAGGTATGTCAAAGGCAAGCGCTTGTGCATCTGCTAAGATATTGCTGGGTTCAGATTCCATGCTAGGGGAGACATACGCTGAGAATTTAGCGTTATCACTTGAGGAATTTGGTTCTAATTATGTGACAACCCATATCAATCCATCAAGTAAAATGTACAGGAAGCTTGTCGAGGCGTTGAGGATACCTCTTCAATATGTTCCTAAAGTTGCAGGTCATGACGCAGCTGGAACATGCAGGAGAGCGTACATCCAGCAGATGTCTGAGCTGACGAAAGGAAGTATGGTTGGAATGATCTCACCTTCTCTTCAGGAGTGGCATATCAACCCTTATGGGGCTGGTTATTACTACAAGCCTGACGTGGGTGTGGATCCGGCGAGGATAACCCGTTCATGTTCCCGTTGTGGCGGTGGAAAGTGCAAGGTGTTGGAGAATGCGCGTAAGGATGGTCGAGTTGCCTCTGGCGCTTTGAATAATGCAATTTCTTTGTTCAAGTACTTAGAAGTGGACTACTTGTGGATGGTGAACATAGAACCCAACATCAAAGCAACTGATGTTCTTCATTTGATGAGGTGTGCCAATATTGAGCAGGGCTACTCAATATCTACCATTGACTGGCGAGTCTTAGAGGGTCGAACCGCTTATTGTCCTTTAATGGAGCAGGAGACTTCGGCTCAGCTAGATAAGGTGGTGAGTAAATTCGCTGGAGCCGGCACCTATATCCAACCGCGTGCAAACGTTGCTGAAATGTTTGCTCCTACATTTGGTGGTGGTTGCGCCCTTCGACGGACCATCATCGGGTCAGTAGGCATCTCGTTGTTCATGGAGTTGCAGGTGGACCATGGTGGTTATGGGACAAACTTCGTCCCGGATCAATCTTCTCACTACCTTATACCCGTTCCTCATCCTAATGAGGGACTGATGTACATTAAGGTGGAAAAGCATGGTTTTGATCGTGTAATGCAGGTTTTCAGAACGACGGTGACTCGTACTGTGGAGACAGCCAGGATACAACTTAGGCAGGCCAACGTGACTTACTCTGTCTCTGGAACTGCACTAACCCCAAGATTGGAGGTCTCAGCGACAGAATCTGAATTGCTTGCGATTTGGATGTGCTCTTATTCTGCGGTTATGGATGTTATATCCGACTTGGGTGTTGGCCACATCAGTGCGTTTGACAAGGTTGCTGTGAAGCAGGGCAAGCTAGGCACCGTTGTTTCATCTGTTTACTCAGTTGTGTCTGATCGACTGTTTTCAAATGCAGCCGAGACAAATTCACAGTTTGGTTCACAGTCTGCTGTTAGGACTTGGTTGCGGACTTGTGAGCGTGATGGCCGCTTCATGACGCTGGATGAAATTAGCAGTATGGCATATCAAGACGTCTACGGAAAAAGCTTCGTTGTATCATCGTCATGGAACTGTCTCAATAAAAAGTGGGGCAGTTTTATTACTAAAATGCCTTCTGCTGATTCATTTGTGAGTGCCATGCAAATGGTCGGCAGGACAACATGGTCCTTGGGCTTCACATGTGCTGATGTGTTTGCAAGAAGCTTGATCATTGCAGGGGCTGTTTCAACTGAAAGCATTGGATTCCTCTTGGACACTGCAGTTCACATTTGTCGATGCATTGGTATTGATCCTGAACCCATTAGAAGGACAATTAACTACATAGATACCATGCACAGACCAGCTGGTAAAATTTGGGCTGACGTTATTGACGCCCAAGCGTTGCCATTTCAAGCAGCTTCCATCAAGATCGTTGAGTCCTTAGTAAACCATTTCTCGCCTGATCCAGCGACACTAAGTCTTGCCATGCAAGAGAGAAAATTGGGAGAAAGGTTGCCAGAGTTGGGAGAAGAGATGAGGCGAAGAGCTCAAGAAAAACGAGACTTCGATACGAGCATGGATGACATACCATTTGCACGTTTCCTCATAGAATTAAAATTGTTTTTAGCGAAGATGAACACTCGCGTAAACCGCATTAGCCAACTGAATGGCATTTTGTGTGCGGCAAGAGAGCGATGTGGTAAGATGAGTGAGGAGCAAAAAGAAAATATTGCTCGCTTACTTAGAACTGCGCCAACCATATTGGCGTCTTTACCCCCTGTCGTTGAAGGGACAACTCCAAGCCGGTCATTATTCACTCTCAGTAACAAAGTACCTCAGATGATCCCATTGCCACTTCCCCCTGTTTATTCAGTGAATGAAGATGGCTATGAAGAGCAGTGTTCGATACAAACTGCTTTCAATGAAATGAGGACTGTGAATCTCGACAGGAACAATGTCACTCGCGCTGAACCTCACAGAATGTTAAAGAGGTTGAAGCTGGTAAATGGGAGGGCAGACTTCTCACCAATAGTTGAAAAGATGGAGCAAAATTTTCCCGCATTTTTGCAGAAAACAGATGCTCCATTAAGTCTACCACAAATATTGCCAGGGTCAACATGTGAGTATAGTCCAGATGACATTGGTGCAACATTTCTTGACAACATTGTAAAACGTTGTACCCAGAGTTGCATGGATGATTTGAACTTAGCGCGTGAAGGATTCGTTGATGATGAACAGGTGGTGGCTTGGATAGGTCTAAGAGCCGATGGCAGTATACCAGCTGTCACAAGAGCCATAAATCAATCTTTGGTGAGACTGAGGAACGACCGAGTGCCCTACATTATGCACATCGAGGGTCTTGCCATGGGTGGAAAATCAAAAGGTGTTCGCTCGTGGATTTCAAAGGATGATGTAGTGGTAGTTCCTTCAAATAATCTGAAGGATGAGTGGATTGAGAACCTGGGCGAGCTTGACCCTCTTGCACGAGCTAGTGTGTACACACAACACACTGCACTGACTCAAAATTGTGCAAGATATGTGATAGTTGATGAAGCGTACACTTTTGAAACTCCGCATTTAGAACTTCTTAGAAGGTATCCAAATGCCAAAGGTTTCATCACAATTGGTGATGGACACCAGATAAAAGATGTGTTTGCAGAAGGCACTTCATCACTTAACCCAACAGAAATGAAACCTTATTTCACAGCAGTGGCGCCAGTTACCTTTGTGCCATATGATGCCGCTGTGACTTATTTAAGGACGAACACTTCACCTGTCCGGATGGAGACCTATTACAGTGGATCTCCAATATGGAACGGTTTGCATTACTGCATTGAGGCAGATGAAGTGATCACACTTGGAAAAGGCGACATTTGTGTTAATGGAACACAAAATGGCAAGGGTTACATGATCGCGAGAGGGGTGTCACAAGCAAAGACATCTCATGAAGCTCAAGGTGGAAGATCAGAGTACACATTTGTGCACTCTATAGAAGCTTTTGGTGTCGACCCAGATCTTGGGTTTCTGGGAGCACCAGATAACGTAGCTCATTTTGGTGTTACCATTACAAGAGCTAGACAAGGGACATGTTTCGTCGTCAAAGATCGAGCTACGGCTCGACAAATTCCTTATACCGTCGACAACTTCATCAACGGCACAAGCCCATTGCCAGTAGACAGCATGTATGGTGGAACATCATACGACCTAATTGACCCAGTGTTACTGTCAGATATCACTTACGAGAAGTGTTCTGATAGCGTTGTTGTTGTAACTGATAGCCAAGTCAGTAGTTACGACAGTCATATAACACTGGCTAGTCTAGTGAGCAAGGACAATGACGAAGGTTTCCCGCTTGAGTCCATCAAGCATACCGATATTGATGTTTCTCGTGCATCAATAGTAAACACCCACAGCCACGAAGAATTTACTAGTGAAAAAGAAACGTTTGTTTTCAACCCGGCAAATGTTAAAACGTCCAGCGTCATGAATATGATCGAAAGATCTACGAGACCTGGGCAATTGACAGACAAACATTTCCAATCTGCTGGTAAAATTGTTAAGTTGTTGTTTGACCGAGTCATTGATCCACATATGTTTTACAAGCTTTTGTCGTACGACAAGGCTAGTATAAGCAGACAAACTAGAGATCAAGTGATAAAGATGGCACTCAGTAAACAAGAAACCAGGAGTGATACTGTGAGCTTCGCTTTTGGGAAAAATGAGCCGTCAAAGAAGGTGATGACGATTGGAGGCACTCTAAAGACGTTGAGTGTCACTGCAATGAATCAAACGCAATTAATGTTGTTTTCAGACGTGAGTGATTCGTTGACCCATGCGTGGAGCCGGTCACTGAGGTCTGGAATCATTGCCCCCGTAGGGTTCACCAAGCCAGAAGTAGCAAAAGTGCTTGGCAGCATGCATACTACCTTTGAGATTGACCTTGAGAAGCAAGACAGTACGCATTCTCTTGTGCATGTTGCTGTGTTTGTGATGCTGATTGAAATAGCTGCAAAGAGACTGGGCATGCACGAACTCGTTGGTGAAATAAGGCAGGCAAGAATGATTGGTGATATGACGGGGATAATGCGAATGATCATGGGGTCTGGATTAGGTTCAGGTGATGCATGGACTCTCATAGCCAATATGATCATGGCATGGAGCGTACTTGTTAGCCGATATGTCATTCCAACCGTTCTTAAGGTTCTTCAGGTTGGTGATGACATTACGGTTGATAGAAAACTCCGGTTAAGAGCAGTTCCATTAACTGGATCTGAAGGAGTTACTGAAAAGAAGCTTCATACAACCACAGACTCTGGGAGACCATCATTCACATCGAATGTCGCCTTATCTCCAGATTATTCAATCGCCGCTCGTGTCCGCGGCATTATCAAAATGGCGACACAACCGAGAACGAGAACTCAACAAATCTCATATAAAGTGGAAACTGGTGCGCTAAAAGAAAATATAGCGCCACTTGGTTTACCAGCTTATGCAGAAGCTCACCACAGATTGTTCCAGAGTGAGCCAGCCTTCGTTGAATGGATAATTAGCAAGGCTATAGAGATGGCGAACATTGAATTCGATGATTTGCCAGAAGAATTTAAATTGCATGCAGTTGACGAGAAGAGATGCATTATGCATAGTCGTTCATTTGGTTGTTTTGGTTTTGCTTTGAGTCATTGTGTTTCATCTAATGTAGCTGCCATAAATGCACTTGCAGCATATAGTAGACCTGTTACAACATCAGAAGCAATTGACATTTGCAAGGCTGAAAAGGTCGAGTTGCTACTTGTTGATGAGATGTGGAGTAACAAAAAGAGTGCAGATAAAATGGCGGAGCTTTATGCAGATAGGAGAAAGACTTCTCCGCTGATGATCTGCTACAAAGACCATGCTGTCTCATTCACAAGCATATCATCAGAAACGATTTCACTGGGTGGACTGACAAAATACAGAGTCAACCTGATGGATGAGTCAGTAGAAGAGATACAACTGTAAAGCATAATGTCTAGCTATCGACGATAAATTTAGCTGTTATCGAGGCATTAATCGTAGCATTCTATCATTATGCGAGCACTTCAGGTGTTTAAACTGGCACAAAGCTTAACGTTGGGTCCACTTGTAATGAGTGCATATGGTGTGTTTGTACGCGTGAGCTGCGATAATTGCAAATGCTGACCGCTGTGATCGGGGAACGGTTGCAAAATGGGCCAAGCGAGTCCACAATTCAATCCCGAGCTAACAATTTCCTCTCCAAATAATTGTGCGTTACATAATTCTTGCCGAAGATAATGTACGTGTCTAGCTTGGTTCGCTAGGCTGTGTATCGACTGCAGAGCGGCGGGTGAGCGAATGTCTCATCTGAAAGGGACAGTCAGCCATGGGGTAACACCTCATTCAAAGGCGTTATTTTCTTTTACCTATTCATACAACAATTAAACACAAGTCATCATGCCTTTCACTGCACAAGTTGAACATGTTAAAGGGTTCTCTGGTGTCAATTGTGGACCTAGGAAATTCAGGGATTTTGTTTCTCTAAAAGACACTATGGGATCACCAGTAGTTTACCAACCTTGGACACAATCATCGACAAAAGCAGTGATTGCTGGGCACAATCTTGCGGCTTTCAATAATTTACAGATAACCTTTGCCCCAGGACCAGGGTTCTTCGGTCGTGTGGTTCAACTTTCTTGGTGTTGGAAACATGATGGACAGGAAACGCCAACATCCATTTCTCAGATGGCTACACTTTCTGGATTTGAGACTGTCACTTTTGGTGGTGTTTCAGCCGCACCAGGCAGTCCTATTGTTCGTTCACCAATTTTTGACGATTCCATCACCGACGCCTTGAAAATGAGAAACATGGCGGTTGGTGGAAAATTCGAAATGGTGTACCTCATGACGTGTGCCAAGTTTGGAAATGAGCAGGGTGTTGGTGATATCCTTGACATTGTTATTGTGGGTGAGTATGAGGTTTTTGGAAACGCTTAGGCGTTAAATTGCGTATTTTATTTCATTATGTCACTTTCAGTTGTATCCCAATTCTTCGAAAAGAAATCAGAAAACAACAAAAATAATTTCAAGTATGAGTTGCCTTTCTGGTCTGGATCAGCATCCTCCCTTACATTTGAAGCTCCAAGGGAGCAGGAATTGCCAAGAGAAAGCGAACCACATCAACTGGTGCTAAGTGTTGACGTTGCCATACAGACAATGGATGTTGAATCGATGGATTCTTCATCACAGACTTTCATTGAATTAAGTGATGCTAAAGATAGCTCAACTCAAACTGTACCAATGTTTGATATCAAACCAACTATCAAGTCTGAAAATTACATTGGAAACAAGAAATTTGTATTGGCTCCTGATGGCTCAACCATAGTCGGCAAATATTTCTTTGGCAAAGCTAATAATGGTAAAATATATGCTGGTTATCAGGCCAGTGATACATCATTTTTCTCTTTATCGGTGGATCCTCCTCAAGATCTCAGTGAAGAAGGAAAATGGTATATTCTTGAATGATTTCTTTCAATTCAATTTTATTATTTGTTTGGTCTTAAGGCATGACTATTGTTTAATGCCCAGCATGTTATTGATTTTATTGGATCATAATATGTGGTTTATATTGGTTGAAATGCAC